TATTTCTTTTTAGCAAAAACCATGTAGTTGTATAAAAATCTGTCTCTTCCATCACTTAATTTTTCTTTAGTTAATCTTTGCAAACATGGAGGGCCGTCTTTAAATTCTTCTCCACCTCCTTCTAAAATAGTTTTAGTATGTTCTAATATAAAATCTTCTAATTCATCTGCTGTATAAGTATTTGCTTTAATAACTTCTATAAACTGATCAAACGTAAAAAATGTTCCATCTAAATTAAAAGCAGTTCTTTCTGTTTTGTTGTAATAAGGTAAATTAATAAATTGTCCATGAACAAAATCACCATCTGCATTTTTTCCTAACTCTGTTTGTTTTGGAAATATCTCAATGTTTGGTGGAAGTTTTAATGTAAATAAAAGTTTTTCTAAAAAAGATCTAAGAAATACAGCCTTGACTGGTTCCTTTAAAAATAAATACAAATGCATTCCACCGCTTTTAGATTTAACAGGAACTAAGGGTAATTTATTTTTTGCTATAATTTCTAAATAAGTTCTATAAGGAAAATTTATATAACTGTGTTGTTTATCATCAATATCGATGGCACCAAATTTTGCCATTCCAATATCATCACATGGTTGAATACCTATGGATTGTTTACCTTCTAAATGATCTATGTAGTCTTTATCTTCTAATACTCTGTGAGCCCATTCATACACTGGTTTAGCTTTACCGCTACTTGGATCTATTTTAATTTGTTTTAAATCCGCAGATCCAAAATTTCTTTTTAATCCAGAAAAGGCTTCAATAAATATTCGTTCTTTGTTCTTGTTTGTATCCATTCTTCGTCCTGTATTAATAGTGGGCGCATAAGCGCCCACTATAGGTCTTAACTAAAAGTGAGAAGCTTCTGATGAAGTTTCAACGGGCTCACCATGTTTTACTTTAACATCTCCTTTGGAAATGCTATCAGAAAAAACTTTAGCTTGTTGATATAAAGAACCGTCTTGAACAGGACCAATTTTACTTACTTCCCAACCAAACCATGTTCCTTTATCATTAGACATCTGAGTAGTTCTTAATTTATATGTATGACTAAAAGATGCTGGTGTAAAAAGACCATTTTTACCTTTCATCTTTATACTAGCCATCATACTATTCCACTTCCTACTAATCTTTAATTGTGTTGATTTCATGGCAATTAAAGCAGTGGAAGGTGTCTTACTATTAACAATTACAAAATGACTTGCTGTTTTTTCAATATAATTACCATTTGGTAATCTATCTTTATAATCAGCACCTCTGTTTGTTTTAGTAAGAATATCACTAGACGAAGGGTGAATAGCAACTGGAGCTCCAGAACCTTCGCCTCTATCTTGCCATTCAATATATTCTAACTTGTAATGACAAGGAATGACTTCAATTCCTTTTTCTCCATCAAACAATTCTCCTGTTACAGAATTATAAATCATGCCAGGTTCAGCACCTTGAACATATTTACCATCTCTTTTATTAACTTCTGGAGATAATTGTCCGAGTATTTTTAAAAAAGGTAATGCTAAATCTTCTTGAGTTAGATTACCTACTCCTTGGTTTGCATCTGCCTCAAATATGTTGACAGATAATGCACCAGCTGTAGCTTTTTCAACTACCGCTTGGCTATTTGGTTCTTGTTTCTTGGTTAGTGTTTCTTGAGACATATTTTTTCCTCCTATGCTCTTGTTATTTTGGTTCGGTTTCCTGCGAACACGTTAAATAGATCAGAGGGCATATCTTGTCCAGACTCGATACGCTCTCTGACCAGTGCTTTAAGTGTCATAGGCTCAACCTTTAATTTCTGGACGGGTTGATATCCTTGACCTTGTGCAAGGGTTGCATAAGCAATTGCCTTGTTATCCTCGTTTCGACCAAAGGAAACAGTAACCTCATTTTTAATAAGATCACCCAGGCCGTTTTCACGAAGCCAGTTATATGCTTCTTCTTTCTTTTCTGGAGAAATAGAAGCACCGTAGACGGGTTTTACTTCAATCGCTGATCCGTCTGCTAATTTCATTGTACTAATATTCATTTCAGTCATCATGGTAGGAATGATTTCTCCTGAAAGAGTATCAGCTTGTTGTTTAAGTCGTTTTAAATTTTCTTCTGCAATTTTTATATCATCTTCCAAGTTTCTTAATTTAATTACCTGGTCGGATAAGGCCTTAGCGTCATTAGCCTGATAAATAGATTCAGTTGAATCTGCTTCAAAATTAATAGTCATATTTTTCTATCTCCTTTGTTAATGTTACTATTTCTTTCTGTGCTTTTTTTAAAATATAAAAAGCTTTAAACCTTATATAATAAAATCCTAGAACTATGTCAAGTCCTGTTATAAATAATTTTATAACATCAATAATAAATTCTAAAGTTGTTTCATCTTCACGTTTTTTAAACAAAGTAAAATTATTTAAATGTTCGTAATGTTCTTTTGTGTATCTTATAAATCTTTCTAATTGTGCCTTTTTTTCTTTCATTTGATACAGTTTATTCTGTATTTCCCATTCTTGTTTATCCATCTTCCGCTGCTCCTCTTTCATATAAATTAATTTCTATAGGGTAGTATGTATGTTCTTGTCGGTCCCATTTCAAGAGGTTGTATTTTCCTCCTGTCATATCTGCGGCAATTGAGCACGCTACACCTATAATTGCAGGATCACCTGTTAATAATAAATAATCTTTTTCAGTATAATCCTTTAATAATTTTCTTAATTTAAATATTAAAGGACCTGGTGACAAAATAATTTGACTAAATTCAGGCAATAATGTGACAATTTTGCCGTATTTTGCAGCACCTATAATATTAAATTTTGGATTACCTGATCTTGTACCAGGTAATTCTTGAATGACATAAACTATAGAACCTTCATTATTCATATGATAAATTTTTACTTTCCAATGGGCTTGACAAGTAAGTATACATTATTATATAAAATGTCAATAGAAAGATACAAATAAATAATTTTATGGATTATAAATTTAAAACTAAACCTTATGCACATCAAATAACTGCATTAGAAAAGTCGTGGAATAAAGAAGTATTTGCCTATTTTATGGAAATGGGTACTGGTAAATCAAAAGTATTAATTGATAATATTTCTATGCTTTATGATAAAGGTAAAATAAATGGGGCATTAATTATAGCACCAAAAGGTGTCTATCAAAACTGGTATGATACAGAAATTCCAAATCATATGGCTTCTCATGTTGAAAAGGATGTGGTATTATGGCGCGCTTTAATTAATCAAAAACAACAAAATCAATTAAATCTTTTATTTCAATCTACAGAAAAACTTCATATTCTTATTATGAATGTAGAAGCTTTTTCTACTAAAAAAGGTCTTGATTTTGCTGCTAAATTTTTACGAACTCATAATACTTTAATGGCGGTAGATGAATCTACTACTATTAAAAATCCAGATGCTAAAAGAACAAAAAATATTGTAGGTTTAGGTAAGCATGCTAGATACCGAAGAATATTAACAGGGTCTCCTGTAACTAAATCACCATTAGATTTATATAAACAATGTGAATTTTTAGATGAATATTTATTAGAGTATTCTTCTTATTATGCTTTTAGAACTAGATATGCAGTTATGCGTTCAGCAAATTTTGGTGGTCGTTCAGTTCAAATAGTGGTTGGTTATAAAAATTTAGGGGAACTATCTTCTAAACTAGAACCTTTTTCTTATCGTTGTTTAAAAGAAGATTGTTTAGATTTACCTGACTATACTTATACTAAAAGAGTTATTCAATTAACTCCTGAACAAAAGAAATTATACCAACAAATGAAAATTCTAGCTTTAGCAGAATTAGATGGAAAGCAAATGACTACACAATCTGCTATGGTTCAATTAATGAGACTTCATCAAATTACTTGTGGTCATTTTACTGCTGATGATGGAAGTATTAAAAATATTAAGAATGAAAGATTAGATGCATTAATTGATATATTAGAAGAAGTAGAAAACAAAGCTGTCATTTGGGCCCACTATAGACATGATATTGCAGCTATTATTAATGCCGTAGAAACAAAATTTGGTAAAGATACTTACGTGACTTATTATGGTGATACTACTAATGAAGAAAGACAAAATGCAATTAAACAAATTCAAGATCCAAATAGTAAAGTTAGATTTATTATTGGTACACCTCAAACAGGAGGATATGGAATTACATTAACCGGAGCGAATAATATGATTTATTACGCAAATGGATATGATTATGAAAAAAGAATTCAATCCGAAGCTAGAATTAATAGAGCAGGTCAAACTAGAAAAATGACTTATATTGATATTATTGCTGAAGATACAGTAGATGAAAAAATAGTAAAAGCTCTTCGTAGTAAAATGAATATAGCTACTAAAATAACGGGAGATGAATTAAGAGAATGGATTTAATTATATCATTAATAATGATAGTATCACCAACAGAGTATTACTTAAAAGACATACCTATTCATGAACCTTGTCAAACATGGTTTGAAAAAAATATGTACCATGATAGCAAACACAATAACCATTATATTAATGGTGAAGTTGTTATGGGATATATTTGTAAGGAATAAAAGGAGTGGATATAAATACCCACTCCTCTTCATTGTAAGGAAACATTATTTTACTTTGATCTCTTGAGCTTTGATTTCTTCTGGTTCATTAACACCTAATTTAACTGTCAATACACCATCTTCCATTTTAGCTTCATCAACTACAACATCATTTCGCAATGAAAATTGTTTGAAGAATTTTCTCGCTGCAAGTCCTTTTTCAATGTATTCTTTTTCCTTGTCATCTACTTGACCAGAAACAGTTAATACACCGTCTTTGTACTCTACTTTGATATTCTTTTTGTTGAAACCAGCAAGACCTAGTTCAATTCCATACTCACCTTTTCCATATTTTACTACATTGTAAAATGGAAACGATTGTACTTTTGATAAATTCATAAACATTTCGTCAAATGAATCACCAAATATTGTG